ATATATGTGTATATATTTTTATATTTTAGGATATGATGTACAAATGTGTTATGAAAAAAAATATTGATGAAGCTGTATATGATGCCAGTGAGGAAATTTATAGGCAACTATGCAGAGATAGTAATAATAAGAATAATGAAATAATTTTAATAGATACAATTAATCAATATGTAGATAACTATTTGGATACTTTGACAACTTATAATTTAAATGCTATACTACTTGCATATGGTATAGATAAAGCTGTAATAAATTATGCAATACGTTATGATTTAAATAAAATAAATATTTTAAAATTTTCAAAAAATATTATTAAAAATCTCATTATTAATACTTATGAAATCATTATATAAATACATATTCCATTTCATATTTTTTATCAATAACCATTTGATCCTTAATTCTATTTATTGTTTTTGTGTCATATATATTATAAAATACATTTTCTATTTTAATCATTTTTAACCCACTGCGCGTCTTATATACTGGTAAAGATATATCCAAAATCTTAAAAAGTTCTTTTGTTAGTATTTTTCCATTTTTACCCATATATTTCCTACTTATTTTAAATTTTATTTTTTTAATACAAGAAAAATAAAAATTGATAGTCTAATATTTATATAAAGAATATCTAAGATACATATATAATAATGAACGTGCTCCTTCCCAAGAATTTCGATATTAACAAGATCAAGTATTCTGAGCTTAAAGTTATGAAATCAGGTGCTAAATCAGTATATGTTAATTATTCTGGTTCAAAAATCAATATTCAAACTCCGGTTATGAATATTCCTTATGGTGTCAATGATAATCAGAAGTTTATCAAAGATGATCCTAAGCGTAAAGATGAGCCACCCAAGTATGACATCACTGTTTCATTCAAGGGTATTGATGAAAATCCAAAAATCAAAGTCTTTCATGATAAAATGAAGGAGCTTGAAGAAAAAATTATTGATGATGCGTTTGCTAATCGTCTCGCATGGTTCAAGAATAATTATGGTGGAAACAAAGATACAGTATCCAATATGTTTTCTCATATTATCAAACACGATAAAGACAAAGAAACAGGTGAAATTGCTAATAAATATCCACCAACTTTCAAGGCGAAGATTCCTTATAATCCCCTTGATAACAAATTTGAATTTGATGCTTATGACATGGATAATAATGATATCAATTTCGCAGAATATGTTGATAATCTTAAAGGTGGTCGTGCGCAGTTTATTATTCAACTAAATGGTATTTGGTTCTCAGCTGGTATGTTTGGTTGTAGTTGGAAGATTGTATCTGGCAAGTTTCAACAATCTAATGCTTCTAAACCTACATTTATCCCAGATAGTGATGATGATGTAGTTGAAGAAGATGAAGAGGATGAAGAAGATATTGAAGTAGATACTGACGCAATTAAAGCGAAAGCAGAACAAAATGATGGTGAAGAGGAAGAAGAAGCAGAAGCAGAAGAAGAGGAGGAGGAAGAAGAAGCAGAAGAAGCAGAAGAAGAGGAAGAGGAACCTGAACCCGAGCCTGAACCCGAGCCTGAACCCGAGCCTGAGCCTCCTAAGCTAGTAAAGAAAGCTCCTGTTAAGAAAGCTGTCAAGAAATAAGTTATAATTTAAAATGTTTGTATTATATATTATTTTTTTATAGTATAAATAATATTATTATCACTATTATTGACATAATAAATCTACCTAATGGTAGAGGTTCATTATAATCCTCGTCAAATATATCTATATTTTTTGATATCATTTTAGCAATCATATCTAATATTTTATAAGCTATCGGTAAAGATAATATAGCAAAAAATAATCCACCATAAAAAGCAGTTTTAAATTTACATATATATTTGTCCATTATACTTTCTGTTTCTTTTTTTGGTTGTAATGCTAATGGAGGTGTGTATACAAAATCAGGAGTGTATTTAATATTGTTATTGTATGTACTCATTTATTACATATATTCTACATAATAATATAATAAAAAATTATTTGGACTATTTATTGTTTGACTTAAATTAGAAAATGTACTAAATGTAAAATTTTCAGGTATATTACCACCATTAAAAGTAAAATCATTTTCAAATATAGAAAATACACTTGATAATATAGATGATGTATTTAATCCAGACATCCATGAAGGTATATTTTCATAGAAATCATTTGAACACATTGCAAGTGCTTTTACAAAATTGCAACATAAAACATATAAATCATCCTTACACTCTTTGAACATTTTTATTCCATCTTTACAAAAATTGTATACGATATTATCATTAATATCTTTAAAATACTTATTACTATCTTCAATAGATATTGAAAAATCTCTAAAATATTTTATAGTCTTTAAAATATCTTCATTTGACATTTTATTTAACCAGTTAGGGCTATTATAAAATCCACGTCTTTCTAATTCTATTGACAAATCAGTAAATGCATGCATATTATTTTGCCAATTATATCCAATTTCTCTACGAGATATTTTATTATATTCTATGAATTTATAGATTTTCCATATTATATCACTAGATATCTTTTCTCTTGTATATGGATTATAAGGTTCCTTGTCTTCATCTTTACAATTACTTATAAAATGTTCTAATTCTATAACATCAAATCCATAAGTTCCATTACTATCTTTAATTATAAATAATCTATTATCCGGTATATCTTCAATATTTTCACATGAAAATAAATCTTCTGTATTTATAATATCTTTTTTATTAATATTACGTGATAATAAATAATATTTGTATTTATCTTGAAATTGTATTAATTTTTGTGTACTATTTATTTTATATGTTTTAGAATTTAAATAATGTAAATAATTGAATAAATCATTTTTATTAAATTTTTTTCCATCTAAATACTTTTTAGATATTAGTAATAATATTTTATAAGGTATATTTTTAAGCAATTCAATAAATAAATAACCAGGTTTCTCTTCTTTATATTCAATATTATTTATATTATCAGTAATATATTTATACAAATTAAAAATATCATTCATTGATATATAAATTTTATTTCCGAATATTTTATAAAATATTTTATAAATTAATTCATTATTATTATTATGATATTTACAAAATGCAGAATTATATTTAGAATACTTTTTACAAGATTTAAATGTTTTTTTATTCCTACAAATACATTTCATAGTTTCTTCCATATAATTATTATTTAAAATAATATATTTTTTTATTTATATATTAGCTGGATATAATAAGCCAGCATTAACATAACTATTATAATCATATAATTTACCATCCATCATAACATATTTCACACCTTCTTTGCTAACAACATTGCCTTTATTTTTTTGTATTTTTTGATATTTTTGGTGTTGTTGTATTTTATTATCACTGGAAATATTATTTGTATATGCTAACTTATTATAATCGACATTTATAGGCCAATTATAGCATTTATAACCATTTTCCAAGGGTTTATTTTTTTCCGAGTGTGTAACACAATCAATAGATGACGATTTCAACATATTCAAAAATGAATTAATTAGTTTCTCTTTTTTTTGTGCTAAGTGTAATATATGTTCATCAGTTGTTAATTCATTATCTTTCTTTCTTAATGTAGGATTATTGGCTAATTGTTCTTTAGTCAATTTCATTATATACATAAATATTTCTACATTTTGATCTTGCTTTGGTAATGAAACATGACTGCATGTTCTTACTGCGCGACCAATGACTTGATTTATTCTAACGGAGTTCCAAAAATATTCTGTTACCAATACACGACGAACATTTTTAAGAGAAATACCTTCTGCACCTGATTGTGTAATCATCATAGTTTTAACTAATTTCCCATATCTCTGGTCAATGCTATCTATATTTTCAATTTGCATTCTGATATTATCCGGTAATAGCGAGAAATCACCATTAAATAAATTCATAAGTATATTTGTTTTTGTTCTATCTGCATTAAAAACAACATAGCGTTTTCCGTCGTATTTTTCATCAAAAACATCAATGTCTTCTAATATATATCCAAAATCTTCATTTTTTGTTACATTTATTTCAACGTATCCATTTCTATTCATTATTTCTTTTAAAACACCTAAACCTTCAACCATACGAAATTGTGAATAAACTAATACTGTACCTGGGGATTCATTCATATCTTTTAACATTTCAGCAAATTTTGGACTATAAAATTTTTTTAAATTATCTATTTCAATAGCATCGCTTTTTTCTAATTTACTCATAGCGTCTTCAAGTTGTTTTTCATATTGTGTTGCTACTGCTTTATTAATATCTTTTTTATCTACATCTACATCATCATCATCATCATTTTTAGCTAGCTCTTTTTTCATCACCATACGTATATCTTGTGGAAAAGCTCTTTTAATATTGTCTGGAAATACGAAATTGCATACCATTCTACTAAAAGCTCTATATACTGAATTAACGTCAGTATTCCCCTTATTACCAAAACGTTTTTTTCTATCATCCATTTCCATTTCCTTGCGTCTCACATCAACATATTTACTTAACTGATGTCCAGTCATATTTAAATATTTAAAATTCATTGGTAACATTCTAGGAAAGAATTCTGAACCAGTTGTTTTATAATAACTTAATATACCTAAGACACGTCGCTTAAATAAATCCTCATTTTTTATTTTGATATTTTCAGGATCTGTATCATCAACAAATAATTTATTGAACTCATCAGCAATGTTTGGAAGAGCATAGTAATTTTGCACTTTACTTTTAATAGAAACTTTTATATCAGTTTTATTTATAGATTTTATAATATCGTCAATAATACTTTTCTCAGATTTATCCCATTTATCTTTTTTGATAGCAGAGTAATCTGTTGTTTTACGCAAAAAATCTTGTGTTAATAATACAACACTAATACTTTCTTTATCTATATGTATTTCATCAACATATTTATAGAGATTATTATCGCTTAATGTTTTTACTATTGCCGCTTTATTAGGTGGTTTAGAAGCTTTTAACAGAGGTAATTCATAAGATGTCATTGGACCTCGTATTAAATTAATTAATGTTGCAATTTCATAAGGTTGATTTATAATTGGTGTTCCTGATAATAATACCATTTTAATATTTTTTGCTGTCATCATATGATTGTAAATTGCACGCGCTAATCTCGAACCATTAACAATTCTACTAATAAAATTGTGTATTTCATCAATTATTACAAAGGTATCATCAAATGGAGATTTTCCCAAATCTTTTATCATTTTTGCTGTTAGCCCATTATAATTAATAAAAGTATATCGATTTCTTATAATATGTCCAATCATTGCATCAACATTATCTTTATATTTGCTTGGTATTTTTGAGTATTTAGTTTTATCTACTATTATTTCTGCACCAGCTATATCATCATCGTATAATGGTACCCATACATGCCCATCTTTTTTAACCATTTTATCATTTATAGCATATTTTGCCAAAGCCTTCATCATTTCTTTGTTAGATTTTTCTACTTTTATCATAGTCCATGATTTCTTTAAATTTAATCCTGTTGTTGATATTTTCATTAATTCGTTTTCATAATTTTGAGATAAGGATGCTGGTGTCATTATAATTACTTTTTTTTTATTAATATAGCCTTCGGCAGCTGCAATAGATGCAGCAGATTTACCTGAGCCTAATTCATGATATAACAATATACCTCTATAAGGACTATCAAATTGCATATAATCTTTTACTATGCGTTGTTGTGGGAATAAAGATAATGTTTTAATATCAATATCACAACTATCACCAGAACATTTACATGATTTATCTTTAATATCTTTAATCTTATCATTATATTTTGATGGATGAAATGTATTATATATATATTTATTAAATCCTATGCGATTAGGTAGTATCCAATCACTTGGCTTTACTTCTATATCCATGCCTTTCTAATATATAATAACTTAAATTTAAATAAGCAAAAAAATAATATAATATATTATATAGTGTAATGATTAATATTGAGAAATTGTTAGATAAATGCGAATGTATGACTTTATTATGTACAAGAACTGCTACATATTGGAGTTATGTTAAAATGGGATTTAATATACCATTGGTATTTACAAGTTCTGCAATGTGTATTATAAATAGTATTAGTACTGATGCTAATGATATTAAAATTCCAAATATTATTGTTAATGCTGTAAGTGTTCTTATTATGTCTCTTTCAAATAGCATAAAAGCTAGTGAAAAATTTGAAATATTTAAAAAATTATCACAACAATTTATGTTATTATCACAAGAACTCGAAGCTATTGAAACTGATGATGAAAATATAAAAGAAAAAATTAATATTATTAATTTAAAATATGAAAATTTAATAATGGATTGTGCTTTTGAAGATATACCACAAAAAAATAAAACAAATGTTGCTAAATTATTTGGAGATGCTAATAGATATCTACCAATACAATTAAATGGTACTTCCGGCAATAATATTATGAAAAGACAACCAGTGTTGTTATCACAGAAAGATGTATCACTTGTTACTGTTGGTGATTCAAATAAAGAAAAAATAAAACATGACAATTTAGATTTAGAAGCAAATATAATAGCATAATTAACTATATAAAAACCCCATATCTTCATACATCATACTTTCATCATCTGTATCTTCATCAATTGCTGATAATTGTTTTTCATTTTTTTCCTCATTGTCATATATATTATTAATATCATATATATTATCTTCAATATTCATTAAATCATTTTTAATACCTGCCTTTTTTAAATTACTAATAAGTTGATTTTCCTCTACTGTTTTATCATTTAATATGCTAAGCTTTTTTTCTTTGTTTTCTTCACGTTTCTTATTTAAAAATTCAATATTTTCTTCCATAGTTGGAAAGGTAGATACATCAAAAGTATTTAGCATATATTTCATAATATTTTTAGCATTTAATTCTACAAATTCTTTTGGTAAATCTACTTCTGAACGTATTTTCCCATTTTCTACGCTTTCTGGACTAAATGGTAAACATAATGCTCTGCTTAATATATACAAGTTAATTCTATTTATATCAACAATAACATCATCATTTAATACTTTATTTAATTTATAAATATCTTTTATAATATCTTTAATATATTTAATAGATTTATCAACAATCAAATTGATATTATCATCTTCGTATTCTTTTTTATATTGAAATAATATTTTACATATATTCAATAATATTTGTTTTATATTGATATGTTTAGACATAAAGTTATTAACTAAATCTTTATTGCTAATTCTAGCTGTTTTTGCCATTATATTAATATTATTTTCAATTAGTTTATTAATATTTTTAGCATTATTTTTTAATTCATCTATGATATTGTTAGGCAATAAAGGATTTTTATCGTACATTGTTTCAAGCCAGTCAAAAACCATGTTTTCATCATCATTAATACCATAAATGTAATCTTCAATATCTATTTTATTTATATTATTATCTTTCATTATTTCATCTTTGATATTATCAAGATTTGGAACATATCTTAAATCTCTTGCTTTATTTGTAACTCTATTGGTAGAATAAAATTTCTTGATTGCTATTAAATCTTTTCTACCTGCTTTTACTAAATCCGCATCATTGTCAAATGAATCATCTATTTTTTTCAAACAGCAACCAACTAAATATTTATGTATTTTTTTATAATTTACACCAGGCATATATAAGAGTGCATTTACAAAGTCCTTTTCTAGTCTTTCTTTATTACCTTCTTTATAACTTTTTAAGAGTTTTGCTTGTTCTTTTAAACCACGTTCTACCTTCTTTTTTTCAGCATATATCTCATGTTTCTTTTTTAATTCATCAATTATACTACTATATTTTTCTGTAATAGTTTTTATAACATTATCATATATATTATCTAAATCAATACCATACTCATTATCATCTTTAAAGCTTTCTATTACACATTCAATTAAATATGGTAACACGCCATTTTTAGCATTGTTTATAGGTGCACCATATAAATACCATTTATCTAAAAAAGAATTATTTAAATAGTTATCATCGATTAATATAGTATTATCTAGGATTTTCTCTTGAACATTTAAAATCCATGATGTTATTGATAATGTAAACATATTATTAAGAGTTTCTATATATTCTTCATTTACGGAGTATATTATTTTGGTAATATTAGGATCTTGATCTTTTACTATACCTTCCATTATCATTTTAGGTTTTATTTTAATAAAATCTATTATTGCATTATGATCAATATCTAATAGTGCTTCTTTGAAAGCTTTATTATATCTATCGTATTTAGTTGGAACACTTTTATAGTATTTAAAAAGCTCATTGCATAGTAATTCATAATCTATTTCTAAATAAGACAAGGAACTGATATTATTTAGAATATTTAATATTATACGTAAATATTCTATAAATCCTTCTTCGTTTTTATAAGTGATGTTTTTAAGATATTTATCAATATTATTTAATTTATTATTTTTATAAATATTTTCATATTGTTCAGCAGCAATATTATCCATATCTTCAAGATCTAGATTTTCTTGAATAAATTCATCATCTATACCATATTCGTAATTATTCCTATCAGCACCTTCTTTTATTTCTTTGGCTTCGCGATATGATAATAAATACTTTTTACCATCTGTATCATAATCAAAAATATGATCTCTTGAATATTCTATCAATACTTTCATATATTCATGTTCATCAATGATATTCTCAGTATTTTCATGTGTATTTATAATATTGTTAATTGTATTAATACTATCATTAATGTTAATATTTTTTAGAGAAGCTCTAATATTTTTTAGTATATCATCTGGATTAGCATCATTAAAATGTATCGAGTTAATTATATCATATATATTAAGAGTTTTAATATCAACAAGTTCTTCTTCTATAATATTATTAATACGATAATCTTCAAGAGAATCTTTTAAATTAGTTAAAAAATTAATTGTTTTATCATTTAATTTAACTAATTTAATTGATGATGATAGTTTATCAAAGAATGTTAGTTTTTTATTTATGATATCACTTTTCTTTATTTTATATGCTCTATTAACATTCTTGCGCTCTTTTTCATAATCTGTTAATGATTTCATATGTTCACATAAAACTTCAAAATCTTTATCATTTATAAAATCTAATGAATGTCCGAATCTTTTAAATATATTATCAATGTTACTATAATCAAGTGCAAAACAATCTTTAAGATATTCAATAATATCTTCGATTTTAGGTTTTACAGATTTTACTAATTCAGAAACACTATTAAAACCTTCTGCATTAACTAGATTAATATTGGTAGCATTTTTCAAATGTGAAACAATTTTAGTATAAACATAATCATTAACAGTGCATGTAGGTATTTTGTAGTATGCAGATAATAGTGGTAAATTTACGTCGTCAATTGGAAAAACAGGGTAATATACTGGGTATTCTTTATTTTCTGGTCCTATCATTGCTTTAATAAGTGACGATGGCTTAAATTTTAATTTTTTAGATGTATGATCATAAGTAATAGCAAAAAAATATTTATTTTTGGCATTATCATGTTTAACATTATTAAGTTTAATTAATTTATTGAAATAATTTGCATCTTCTTGGATATCATCCAATTCTAATTCATTGTTTTTTTTAGTTGCTTCTGATGAAAATATATAATTAGAATAATCAGTAATATTACCATTTTCTGATTTTTTGTGTTCTAATATATCATAAAATAATTGAGTAATTGATTCTGAACGTTTTCTATTTTGAAACATTTCATGTAAATTTTCATATATATCATTCCGTGATAAAGCAATAAAAAAAGGGTTTTCTTTTATAATTTCATCTAAACTTAATATTTCTAAATATTCTATATCATCTAATTCTTCATCTTTAATAGTAAATATATTATTTTCTATTTCAACTGACATTTATAAGATATAGCTTTCTCTTTTAATACAAAGATATATTTTATAATACATTATTTTCAATTGAGAATTTATTCCAATTAATTTTGATATTAGATAATGTATCTATAATATCTTTACAATTTGCTTCAAAGAATGATGTAACAATTTTTTCATCTGTGACATCTTCAAGAGTAATCCTGACTATCATTAATTGTTTTAATGGATGTGGGCAAATATATCCTACATATACACAATTTGTATCATTAAATTTGTTTTTTTCACGAATATATTTATTGTGTATAAATGATTGTATTATATTACCAATAGTATCATCTTCATTTTCTATAATAAACTCATAACAACCTTCAATATCTTGAAATTTTTGTAAATTAATTTTATTAGATGCATCTAAATTTATTAGTTCATGTCTAATAGTATTTAGCTTTTCAATCATTATATCTAGTGATTTTGGTATCAAATATTTGGGTCCAATATTTATATTGATATATTCAATATCAAATCTGAATTTATTAGGATCACCATATTTATTTTTATAATAACATCTTTCCTTATCTAAAACATTATCATGCTTAGATGCTTCCGTTGGCTCTTGTATATATGTAAAGTTAGATAGTGAAACTGGATTAAATGAAGCATTATCACGAGCAGTACGTTTTACAACATTAGCTGTAAAGTGTAAATGTTCTCCATGACGCAATCTTGTAATTAAAATATTATCATTAGATACTTTATTAGGTGAAAATAACTCTTTTAATTTTTTTTCTGATAAATTCTCACCATTCATTGTAGCTTTTATATTATTTGTTTTTACATTTAATATTTTACCTGTATCATTTTTAACATTTAGTTCTAATTTTAAACTGTTATCTTCATACAATTCAATTTCTTCTTCGGTTAAACATATAGGAATTAGTCCTATTCGATGAATAATAAATTCATTGTGTAATGCACCAGTATTAGTAATTATATTTACTGTTGGTTCATCTTTATCTAACTTTTCTCCAATTACACCGGGTATTGGTATATCTGTTAGAATAGTACGTCGCAAACCATTTACTATTGCTAAATCAATATTATTTATTTCAAAACTATGATTATTTGTAGGATCTTTAATATCAAATGTGTAATTTTCAAACATATCGTCCTTACTTATATATTAATAAAAATCTATATCTTATATATCAATTTTTTAAAAAATTAGTGTTGTTTAATTTTATCTATAATACTTTTTAAATTATTTAGTGTAGCTATTTTTGCATTATTTTTAATAGAAAGCAATTTATTTAATTTTTTATTTTTTAATTTAATATTTTTTTTTTCTATAATATTATTGATATGTTCTTGTAATTTTTTTATATCTTTATGTAAATTATTAGCACTTTTTAAAGTATCTTTAAAATCTATCTGATATAAAGATAAATATTCTAATTTATTATTTTTAATACATTTTTGTTGTTTTTTAATATTTTTTAATAGATCCTTTTCAATTTTACATAGTTTTTTTATCATTTGTTTTAATAATTTGATATTTTTATTAAGTGTTATTTTACCTTTACCACCTACTTGTAAATGTTGCATTATATTTTTAATTTTTAAATTGAGTTCATTTTGAACTTCTCTTCTAATATTATTTAGTTTATTTTGTGCATTAAGTTTATCAAATTGCTTACTTAATACAGAATAACCTCCCATTTGGCAATATGTCGAGTGATTATTTATTAATTCTTGTTGTTTAGATTTAATATCGTCATAAAAATCTTTAAGATAATATGTTGAATTTGAATTCATCAATCTATTATAAAAAAAGAATTTAATTAATTAGATTTATTTACAATATTATATATAACTAATATTATTATTAATATCATTGGTAATGTTGATAATATTGTTACAATCCAACTCCACATATTACATTCACCAACTGTTAAACAAGTTATATTATAAGCTGTTATTAATATAACTAAGATATATAATAAATATGCTAACATATATAAACCAATGCCTTCTATATAAATATTTAATATTAAGGCAATTATAGTAGATATTATACTAATTATGATATAAACCCAACCTTGTGTCGAAAAGTAGTTCATTCTAATATAATAAGATATTTTATGAAATAAGACTATTCATAATTGCGAAACACATTGAAGTCCTTGAATTCATTTCATTAATAGGATTGGAAGCAAAGAATTGAATTAGTGTTTTAATATTTTTAATATCATTGCATTGACATAAATAATAATATACATTTGCAGTTGTAATCATCTTTTCTTTGTAGGTTGTAACTTGGAGGTTCCTAAGTTGAGCAAGATGATATTGAATAATAGGAGGAAATTGCTTATCCAAATCCTTATTCATTTTATACCTGCCGTATTTTGGGAAATATGTTGTTGTTGAAACATAGTAGTTATAGAGACTATCTTTAATAGTAGAGATTAGCGTATGAATTAGATATGTTGGGTCAATATGTCTTCCATTATTATCAATTGGAAGAACGATATTTGGTATATAATTATTAATATAATCCTTAATCGTGTAATCTTGTTTATTTTTCATATAAACACTTAAAATATTCATCCAGATGTTTGGATGACATGGATCAGTTTCTTCGCGATAATTAATAATATCAGTTGATACTTTATAGAGTTTAACTGAATTATCTTCTTGTTTCTTTTTAATAATTAGACCATAACTATATGGGTTACTATTAATATATCCTAGAGCTTCTGTTACATTTGTAAACTCTTTTGGATAATTAATACCAATATCTACATAGGCTTGAAGTCGTGTTGTATGAATATCTTCTTCTACAAGTGTATTTCTATTTTTAGTATTAACATGAACAAGTTCTTTATAGTTTTCACCTAGAACATTTGTGTAATCAATTATATGAATATTTTCATGATGAATAATAATAAACTCATAAGCCATTTCTGGATTCAATGAAGCAACAAATTTATTTCTTAGAATTTTTGATACATCGTTTGGTGCAAGTGATAGCTCTTGGTCGGTGAGTTGTTTTACATAATATTTATACAATATTTCATCAAACATATATCCGTGTGTTTTTGTTGGATGCGAAAATTTAGAACTATTAGCATCCGGACAACTTGATGTTCCAAAATACCACTCTCCATTATGATTATAAACAGTTATCATAGTGCCATCATATGCTTCATAACATTTATCTTGTTCGCTATAAATATTTGTCATATATGTAGTAGTATCCACGCGTACCGGAATAGAATTAGCGTATGTTACTACTACATTATTATTAAATGATAAAGTAAAATCAAGTACAATACTACGACATTGTTCATATAGCTCACGATATTCATATACTTCTCCCATTTTATAATTATTATGTAGCAACACAATATCAGAGCGGTTTTTAAATTTCTTTACCTTAATATTTGGCCAAAGATGATATTTTTTCAAAATCATAATAAGACAATTGGCATATGTTTTATTATCATCATTAATACTATTGTAAATATCATAAGTCTCGGAAATAATTTCATTGACATGTTTGGGGAAACTAGTTGCTTGTAGAGAAGAATTCATAATAGTAATTACTAATAAGCTTATAAGTCTTATATCAATTTTTATTTATCTACCTTATTTTTGCAATATTTATCAAACCAAAGTTGTCCCACGATTTTCGAAGCTTCATCAGTAGTCATTTGATTTTGTATTATACCTTCGCGCATTTTTAAAAAGTATTCTAAGCTTTGATATTCAAAGCCTTCTTCTTTTGTTACCATTTGATATAACATAGGATATCTTTTTTCAAAGAATTCAACTCTATTAATATTATCTTTTAAACTAGTAATAATATCTTTAAACTCCATTTTATTTCTTTTTTCTTCAATATAAAGCATTATATCTTGAACTACATTTCTTATTTCATTAGTTTCCATACCATCTTTTACAAAATCATGATCATCTTTTGTTTTTTGCTTTTTATCTTTTCTACCCATTTATATAATGTTTATATTATAATCTTCTTTATATACTTAGAAAAATGAGTACATAATTCTCTAAATCTCTTAAATTTTATAAATTTATTAAAAATAAAATAAAAAATAAATTATGTACTCAAAAATACTCTTTTTTTCTAATATATTAATATAAATAGAGATATCATAATGAAAAATGAATTAGAATATACTGAGCTTGATTATTCTCCTGATGTTCCAATACCTCCTCCTCCTAAAAATGCTGGATTATATACAGGTGATGTTTTATTTGATAAGAAACCATGGGGAAATACCTATCTTACACCTTATATTGAACCTGATGCTGTATCATTTAGTTCTCAATTTTACGCAAGTCATCACATACCATCATATAATAGACCAGGTAATAATACAGTAAATACTGAATTATATAAAAAATATAATATAACTGATGATAATTATAATTTCAGCTGCTATGTTAATGAAACCTTTGGTTGAGGTTTCTTAATATTATCCTTATTTTTTCTAAGAAAATCACAAATGTACTTATATGTTTCGTCAACTTGCTCAAAAGTTATTCCTCCTGTAATTAGTATACTACCACTTTCAAACAATGCTCCCGTTACCTTTTTACAATCACCTATTTTATTGCCACTACCTTTGCCGTAACAATTCGTCGGGCAACAACAAATACCATTCTTATGATCACTAAATCTATTCCAGAAATATTCTAGTTTAACACCTTGATATATTCCTGGTTGAAATGAACATTTATTATTATATTCATCCCCGATAAATATTCTATGAATTTCTTTACGTTTTAATTCAAATCCCTTAGTCATCTCATGATCACAATAAACTTTGAAATCAGTATTAATCATCCTTATTTTAAAGTTTTGATACTCTAATTTATCTACATCAGTATCTTCTGCAACTATTTCTTTTGTTACATTCTTGTAAATATTCTTAATATTCTCAATAATATAATTAACTATTATTTCAGTATGTTTAACATCTTTGATTCCCGTCAATTGTATATTACCATTTTTAAATATTTTTACATTAGGAATATATTTATTATTAAACATATAAATAATAGTAACTTGATTGTCAAATCGATTTTTCTTTACCTTATCTTTTTTACTTTTTCTACGTTTTTTTGGATAAGTACCGCGTGAAACATCTTCCCCATCCTTCATAAATTGAATCCATACAATACCTTCTTTATTATTAAAGCATTCTTCTTTAATATTAATATTATCAAATAATATATTTAAATTAATATTTATATTAATTCCAATATTTGCATTGCATGTAATTGTTGAAATCCTATAAGGAGAAAAGAAAATTTCCGACATTCTACGTAATATATAAAGGTTATAGCCCTTATATCATTTTTTAATAATTTAGCCAATTATTTTTATAAGGAGAATTACAACACTTAATATTACTACAACTACATAATTTATATTTTAAACTACTGTTATTATTATAAACCCAATTTAAATTTTGTGTATTTTTACTGGATTTACTAAAAATTAGTTTACATATAGTTACATGATAACCTTTAATTTTAATCATAGTTCATATATTTATCCATATACTATTAATTATAATTATTTTTTATATTATTTTACTTGTTTTAATTTATTTTGAATTGCATTTTTAGATACCATAGATTCTATACCTTGATTGTTAATATTATCTGTTATATTTTTAATATATGATGTATTTACAATTTCATAATTATGTGTAGTTGTTATCATTGGAGGTAAATTTAAAATATGTGTTTTATCATTTGTTAAATGACTACTTCTAAACTCTTCAATACTAAGAGGACCATTGAATATTTTTAATAAAAAACGTGATGGTGCAGGGCGAATAGCTCTGTTACATCCATAATGTTTGCTTAACATCTGTATTAAACTATTTATTTCCCAAACTTTATCACTTCCGCAATGAGAAGAAAAATTATAAGCATTCGCGCATTCCAATGAACAAAAATTTCCAAATGACACATATGTATCTGTTTTAACATTATATTTATATGGCATTCCATATGTGCGATTTTCTATTGGATGACAACACCAATAACAATTATTATTATTATTAAGTATATCCTTAACATATCCATAATCTAACATAAATTCATTATTTGTATTAATATTTTCAAGACTATTATTTTGAATATTATTATAATGATTAGAATCATTTAGATAAAAACAATCGGGTTCATATGGCTTCGGAGCATTATTTATAGAATTTTTATTTTCTACACTAACTTCTTCTTCTGTGATAGGTAATTGTAGTATAATATCTTCATTTTCTACGAGTGTTACATCTTTTACCATAGTATTCATTAAATTTTTTTTTTTTTTAATTTCTATTGCTTTATCATCGTGATTTTTAGGTTTTCTTGGCATATTTAGATAAGTTATTAATGTATATAAGGTTATATTATTTATATGTATTTTAGTCAAAATAATTTTTTAAAAATGATATTCCATTTTTAATATCATTATTTATTTTTTTAATTGGTGTTTCAGATGATTTTAATTTTTTAGTAGCTGAGGGAACAATACATTTATTTTTAATCTCTTTTATTTCTTTACTTAGAGATGATAATACATCTATTAAATATTTTATGATAAAACCAGCTAATAGTAAAATTATTAATGTAAATAAGTCCATTTCTTATTTATTACTACTTTGAAAGAATATAAAAATTAAACAAATTTTAATTGTGCACTGCCATTTATTATTGAAAGCACATTAATTTCTTTTACAAAAAATTTACCTTCATATATAACATTATAATTATAATTTTCACCTAATACTGCTTTTGTAGCATTTTGTATTTTATTAAATGATTCATTATTTTTATAATCATTTGTAGTAAATGTTATAGATGTTTTAATTTTTGAATTATTATATGAACCCGAAGCATTTATTTTTTCTGGAAATAATGCAAATGAATAACAATATATACCTGTTCTTGGTATATTAGTATGATAATAATATGGTTGAATATTATTGTAGTATTCAGAATTATAATCTGCGCGACTTGTATCATTTGCCCATTTAATAACAGCATTATTCATGATATGCATATCTTCATTATATACATATGAACCAGTGTAATTATTATAATTGTTATATTTAGAAATCATATCATTGCGTCTAAAAAACCATATAATTTCTTTAATATGATTATTTGCATTATTAATATTACACGTAACAGTTGATTGTGATGAAGTATCAATATTAATATTTGTTAATTTAACTGTATCAATAATATAATCCATATTATTTGTTTCAATTAGCATTTTAGATCTTTCAGTAGTGTCTAAAAATACATAAGTCATATGTAATTTATTTTGAACATCAAAATTTTTTTCTTTTATAAAGTTTTGTATTGATATATTAGTATTATATAGTTCATTATAAAAACTACTACTAACATAACTATTTATTTTATCTGACCAAACCTTATAAAGAGACTCGACACCACCCGAATTTGTATATACATCAAGTGTTACCTCATTATTAGCTAATTTTAATAATGGTAATGCTAATGAAGGATTTCTAGTAAACCAGAAATTTAACGGAATTTGTATTTCACGGGACTTTATACTTGGTATGGAACTTTCAAAAGTAGATACAGGATAATTAATATTATAAAGCTTATTATTAATTAATGTATATTTTGTTACTTGTGAATTATAAGGTGCTGTAATTTCAGTTACATTACCTAATAATTTATTATATTCTATACCATCCTTATTTGTAAGTTCATTCCAAATATTCATCCAATCACTATACAATGTTTCAATAATATTACCATCTATTAGCAATTCAACGCGGTCTAAGTAATTATATCCAATATTTTCAACCCATCTAAATTTAAAATTGTTATTAGAATATATATTAGGTATTCTAAATGATAAATACATATTCGTCAATAAATCAGCTCTTCGCTCAATTTTATATGTCATTTTAACACTTCTATAAAAACCACCATTTGCATTGTTTATTGGTGGCGTTTCATAACTTTCTAATGCAAAGTTAGTATGTTTTTTATAAACATATTTATAATAATTTATACATGGGTTAGTTGTAATATATTCATCCATTTGTCCATTTAAAACAAGTTGCATTAATCCGCCCCCCATTTTTATTGTTATATTAATACCTTAATAATATCTTATATATTATTAATAATAAATTTTTCTAAATTAGTATATGTTCTTGCATCTTCAAATGCTTTGACCATTTTATCCTTATTATCAGATTTATCTATAAGTAATATTGTAGGAAATCCTTGAATATTAAATTTTTCAACTCTATTTATATTATCCTTCATATTATATTTTTCAAATTTACATTTATCTGAATGATTTTTCTCTAATTTTTCCCATATTCCACTTTTACTAAATTCTTCACAGTGACCACAACCATCCATATAATAATATTCTAAACTATAATTTTTATTACTATAAAATTCTTCGCATATATTTTTACTATTTAATAATAACACAAAAATTATCAATGCAAATGTTGCAAATATAAAATATTCTATTTTAAAAGATTTTTTTACCATTTAATATTCTATCTAAAATATTGTTAGATAATTATATTTTATTATTGCTACTACATGGTGTATACATAACTAAATTAAAAAAATCTTTACCATTTTTCTCTACAAATTTTTTTAATTTTTTTTCGTTTACCATTAAAATTCTATAATCTAGTTTATCATAATTTAATTCTTTATCATTAACAACATAAACACTGTTATTATTATCTTCTAATATATGTTTGTATATAGATACGTTTTTTTTATTACCATATACTATCAGAGTACGATAAATTAATTGATTTTTATAAACTTCTTCTAATCTGTTTACAAAATCACTAAACGATTCAATGCTTTGAATAGCAATAGTCATTTTATAATATATATTATTATTATTGCCTTATGTATTTAATTATATAAGATTATTTATATAGTATTATATAATACAATGAATGATAGTATTATTAAAATAGATGTTTTATATTTTCGAAATAGATATAATCAAATAGAAAAAGTTCCCGAAAATATTAAAAATAAGGCAGTAGAACTTAATGATACTTATAGTTGTTTCAAATCATATTATGATCCTAAAATGATATGGATTAAAAAAAATTATAATAAAAAAGATAAACCTGTTACATCAAAAAATAAATTTCATATTATAATTCCTGATTTTACTGATAATTCAATATTAAAACGTAAATTAGTTGGATTATTAAATAAAATAACTACAAAAAATAAAAACCTAATATACGATAATATTAAAGAAATTATTGATACAAATGATAAAAATGCTGTTTTTGAAATTATATGGGAATATATAAAGCTAAATGAAAGCTGTTTATGTACAAACATATTAACATTTTTTAATGAAAATATATTGCAAGATAATATAAACTCCAAATGGAAAAAATATATAGAATTACAGGAATGGAACCCACCAAAAGCAATTTATAATAATGATATATTACTATTAAATGATGAATATGATTTATATTGTGATTATATTAAATGGAAAAAAAATATAAATAATCTTAATACTTTATGGATAAAATTTAAACTGGATGATATTCATATCTTATTAGAAATATTGTTTGAACATACTATTAATATACTAAATGAAAATAAGGAATATAAACATATTGTAGATATTTTTTTAGAACAATTATTAAAAATTTTAAAAGTAACAAAAAGTCCGGAAATAATTAATAAAATTAAAGATATAGATATTTCAAAATTTAACAATTCTACTAAGTTTTTAATATATAATATATTAGATTTATTAAATAAATAATTTCTATATTATAATATAGAGTAAGAAACGTTAAAATATGAGGGAAGAGAACAATCTTTCTTTTTACAGTAGCTTAATAATTCAAATGATATTTGTTATATTATTATTAATAATATACACTTATTTATACAAGTTAGAAAATATTGGTTGTGAATGTTCTGAACATCCTAACAAGGATTTCATTAAAAATTTCACAATAATAGCATTAGTATACTTCTTTGTCACTGCTTTTGTTTCATTAAAATCTGTTGCTAAAAGTATGGGTAGTGTAATCGTACAATTATTAGCGATTGCGACATTTGTATTTTTCTTATTATTTGTCGTATATATATACTATACTTTTGACTATGTTAAATATTTAACTAACGAAAAATGCAAATGTTCCGAAGATATATCAAGAGATATCATTGCAATAGGTACTATGATATCTTTATTCTTATTCTTAACCTTATTATTTACTATAATTATTATCCCTATCTTATTAAGCACATTAAGCAATTTATTATCTCGTATTGAAATTTTTGAAGAAGAAGTAGAAAATACTATCCGTAACCCATTACGTACTTTAAAATCTACTCCTAATAGAATTGTTAATTCTGTAAAAGATTTAAGTAGCTTTGTTAAGAAAAGTTCTAAAAAAATAAATAAAATAAGTAGAAAAAAATAAATTTATTTAAATATTTAAAGTACGATTATTAGCTCCTTTTTTCCCTGACTTTTTTAATATTTGAATATCAGCAGTATCTTCAATTATTGATGTTATTTCTTCATCACTAACAGAAAGTGTCTCTATATGATTATCTAAATCATTTTCAACAGATATATTATTATGAACATCATTTATAATATTATCTACATCATTAACTGATTTATTACTAAAATTATTTTGTTGATAACTTGGTATTTCCGATGATAAAGAATCACTATTTAAGGAACCAAACAAATTACTTACCATACCAAATAAATCCATATTGTTCCCACTCATACTATTTTGTGAAGGTTTTGGTGCAGAAATATTTGGCGCAGTTCCTCCACCACCCATCATATATTGTTTAGCCGCAGCATTCTGAAAATGTTTCATTAATTCGGGATCAGATTTTAAAACATTTTCTACATCAGGCATTGGTTGTTCTTTAAACATTCTGCTTGTTAAATGGAACATAAATGCACTTCCAGATAATGACATAAATAATCTTAATTCTGGTGCCATTTTTTTTCCTGATGATTTATACTTATAATGTAATTCTTCAAAAATATCATCGTAATCATTTATATTCTCGTTAACTTGTTCAGACCATCCATCTAATTTAACTGAAAATGGATCATATCTTGTATTCATATATTCTGTACCAGAAACAAATGCCATTAGCATTTTTTGTTGAAACCTTATGCTACCATCAAGTTCCTTTTCTCTAATAATACGATTGTATTCAGAGCGCATTTCTTCTAAATCAGAATTCATATTAAACTTAAAAGGTAATTTAAAACCTTTTGATTCCAATCTTTCAAGTTGATATATAATTTCACGCTTTTCATTAATTTCATTTCGCACAATATCTTTTGCACTCATATGCTTTCTTTTTGCAACCCTACTTTCTCCACTTGAACTATCACTGCCACTTCTTGATGAACCACTTTCTCCACTTTCACTTATATCATCTCTATTTCTATTACGTCTGTCTGTACTATCAATGCTACCACTATCGTCGCTACTGCTACCACTAACATCACTTCGTCTACTTACTACACTACTTTCATCACTACCAGATGTACTATCCATATCGTCGTCATGATTTATTTTTTTATTTTTATATATATTTTTCATATTTTTCATATATTTAGATTTATCATAATTACTATTGCCTGCAGAACTGCTTGCGCGTGATGAGCGAGAAGACATTGATATAACATCATCACTAATTTTTTTTTTGTTAAATAAACCATCGTCTATATAATCACCTTTATTTATACCATTGTTTTTAGGTATTTTAAAATTAAAAGAATTATTTTTGAAACTATCTTTATTTAATTCTATTAAATCATCAGTTTTACTATTTAAATTTGATATTAAAGACATATTATATATTATTTGAGTTCCAAATGTTTATATATTTACAATAATTTATATATATACTAGATTACGCACTATTTTTAATAAAATTAAACCAACACTTAAAAAATATTTTACCTGTATTTGTAATATATTCGGGATGAAATTGCATACCAAGAATATTATCAGATTTATTATATACAACAACTATCTTATCCCCCATTTTTTTTATAACTTTGTATTTTTTTCCGATGCCAACTAAATAATCTTGATGAAAATATGTATATGTCAAAGTTTTCACATTAAAAGGATAAGATATTTTTATATTTTTAGTATAAGTTTTCATACCTTTTTTAAAACTATTTATATATTTTTTATTTGTTTTAGCTGCTAAATATTGCAAGCCATAGCATATTGCTAATATAGGTATTTTATATTTAAAAATTAATTTAGGTACAGGTGGAGATCCTTTTTTTAGTATAAAAAAATCTGAACCACTTATTATTATGCCTCTTATTCTACCACTATCTAAAACTTTTCTAATACCAGCTTTATCATAATATCTCTTTATAATTAATTTAGCATTTTTTCCAATTGCTTTTTTATAAAGTTTATGATTATTTTTCCAATCCCATTTATCACTATACATTGATATTAATAATATATTCATTTTAATATAATACATTATAATTATCTAATGACTCATTTTTAATATTCGTTCTTATAAATGAAACTGCTTGTAAACACGCATCACTTAAATCATCTTTTTTTTTATTATTTATAAAAATATCAAGTAATCTATTATTATCTTTAATATAATTTTGACAAATATCAATACTTAGCTTTTTATTATATATATATTTTGTTCTTTTAAAATTTTTGTTATTTTTGTTTTCAACATTTTCATCAGGTTTTATATCAGATACATAATCATGTGTTTTTGATTTTAGAGAAGCATTAACTAATATCACGTTTTCAACTTCTTTATCCCAATGTTTTATTAAACTAAAATAATTATAAATAATATGTTGTATAGTTTTCATAATACCATTTAAATTAGATGGTTGATTTTCAATAAGAACATAATCTATTGTATTAATTTCTTGTTCTTTTAAAAAACCTACTATATTATCCATTTCATAATAAACACGTTCTGAAATATCATCAATTCCTTTTAATTCTTTTTTGCTATCTGCTAATACTATTATACGCCAGTCAAGAACTTCTATTTTATTAGTTTTTCTTAGTATACATAATGCCAAATTTTTAACACCTATATCAAAACTTATATATATCATTTAATTAAAAATAATACTAATTCTTTATACTTTTTTGCAATGACATAATTATATTTTTGTTATATTCTTTTATATTATGATGTCTTATTAATACCGTAATATCTCTCCAAAATGTATCATTAGCATAACTACTATTATATTTATTAATATTTCTATGTTTTTTATAAAGCCATTTATAAAGCTTTTCCTGTTTCTCTGGTTTAGTAATTTGTTTTATATTATGCATTTTTTTTTGGATTATCATTTTAAAAACAAAATTTTTTAATTCTTTACATTTAAAATATTCTTTATTTGATAAACCTTCCCATAAATTACTAAATTGAATATAATTATATGTTGGACATAGTAAAAAATTATCTTTAAAATCTACAAATGTAAAATTATTATCAATTATTAATAATTTCTTACTAATATCATACTCTTTTTTAACTTTCATAGTTTTTAATAAATAAGGAATTATTTTTTTAACAGATTTTTTTATCATGCCGTTTTTATCTACTATGCAATTATCACGTGTAAATATAGGTCTATTAAACTTAATATTATTTTGTTTTTCAATAATTGCTATTTCTTTATTTGCCCATGTTTTTTCAGATGCAGTATAAACAAATATATATGAATTCGGGTATATTTTTTTTATAGAATACATAAAATTACTAAAATGTGGTCTTATTAATAACGATTCTTTACTATAACTTTCATTTAATTTTTTTTCACAATCTAATTTATTTTTATTAAATGATGCTGATGTAGCTTTATTGAAATTTTTTATATTTTTTTTTAATATATCTTGTAAATTATATAAATCACATTGATAACTACAATCACCTATTATTGTCCCATCTAAATCCAATATAAAAACATAGGGATCCATATTACAAATCTATTATAATAAATATATATTTATTATATAATAGTAGAATTATGACTAAATGTTCAAATATAAATTGTGAATATCACAAAAAATTTTATTTTCAAAACGGAAATGCTTATGCTAAAAATACCTTATCACAATCTAAAATATCAAATAAAATATCTTTAAGAGAATTAAGCAAACTATCAAGTAATGCTAATTTATCAGTTTCAGTAGGTTCTGTTTCGCATAGTAATAAAAATGTTAAAGCATTTTTTAAATCATATGTTAATAATAAATATTCTATTGAAAATAGAGCTAAATATTATAGGTATATATATAGTAAAATATCAAAAATAAAAGATATCTCTTGTTTAAATAAAAAAAATTTCAAAAAAAAAACAAAAATATATAATGGATATACTATTAATGATATTATAAATTTAGAAAAACAAATTGGTAGTAGTAGTAAGTATGGTTCTATATATATAACATCAATTAAAAATGCAATTGGTAAATATCCTATTGCTACTAAATTAATGGCATTAAATACATCAAATAGTATTGAAATATATTTAAATAAATATATCACCAATAAAATACTTAAAAATAAATTATCTAAACACTTTATTTTTACATATAGAACATTTATATGTAATAATATTACTAGTGATGTTCCACCAATTATAAGTAATTTAAATTACTATGTAAATTTAAATGAATTGGCACATGGAGATTTAAAGCAGTTGTGTAAGTTAAAAACATATATAAGTGACGACATGTTAGTATATAATGTATTTATTCAAGTTATGTTATCAATTATGACATTTCAATGTATTGGATATATTCATAGAGATTGTCATTATGGCAACTTTTTATATCAAAGAAATTTAGAAGAAGGATATTACCATTATAATATATATGGTAATAATTATTATTTAAAAAGTTGCAAATATAACATGATGATATTTGATTTTGGTTTATCTAAATCAATTAATCGTAATAATCAAATAACATCAAAAATGTTGGAAGATTATATAAGAATTATACATGCTTTTGTAAATGTAAATATATTACCTAAATCATGGTCTTACATCGAAAATTATCCATCTGATGATGTATCATATTTTACAAACTATTTACTTGATAAATTAGTATTAATTTATAATAATAGTTTAAAACAAAAAAATAATGAAACATTACAAGATTTAATTAATAAAATGATAATACCACATTTAATAAATACGCCAAAAAATATTTTTATAAAATATAAACCAAATGAAAAAATAATAAATAAAAAACCTTTTATTATTAATGATAGCTTACATATATGATTCATATCTTTTTTTATTTTTTTCTATGTATTTTTTTTTTCTTTCAATTATATATTCTGACATACTTTGAAAACCTGCATATATCATTTTATTAGATAATTCATCTGGTAAATTTAATTGCAAGCTTCTTTTATTTATCTCTATATTCATCATTGGAATATCTGGAATATTATTTGGAATATAATAATATTCTGCTTTATCAACATCTATTAACTCACCCAATACAGCTCTTGTTCTAATTTTTTCATACAAATGTATAAGCTGTTTACATAAAAACATAAAATTGATTTTTGGTCGCTGAAATTGTTCATCTGGAATTACCTTATCATAATAAGCTTTATATAATATCATCCCCAATATATTATCCATTGGTACATTTTCAAATAAATTAATAGGAAAATTATTTGTAAATGCGCCATCATAATAGTAATAATTATCTATTTTAATTGGTTTAAATAATAGTGGTATTGTCATTGATGCTGAACAAGCTTTAAAAACACATACATCGGGTGTTGTTTCTAAGCTAAATATTTTATTTTTGCAAGTATAAATATTTGTTGCTGATATATATAAATTAATACCAAAGTGTTTTGCCAAATAAGAAAAAGTAATATTTTCTTCAATATCGGGATATTTTATTTTAACAAATTCTTTAAAATAATTACAAAAAATATTTATATCTGTCAAACCACATTCAGTTATTATTTTAATACAATTTTTATAAGGAATATTACATAATTTTGTATCTTGTTTGCCTTTATTTATAATATCTTCAATTTCATGAATATCAAGTTTTAAAGCGATTGATAATCCTATTAATGAGCCAACAGAATTTGCCGCTATATGTGTTATATTTTTATGTAGATTTTCTATATATAAATATCTCAGTGCTCCTATAAACATTATACCTCGCATACCTCCACCAGAAAGTACTAAATGTGTTATTTTCATATTTTATTAAAATTATATAATTTTTATTACTTATATATTTACATTATATTCATTTACATTTATATTATAATATTTTAGTGCTTCCAATGCTGCATTATTTTCAGCTTCTTTTTTACTTTTACCAGTGGATGTCGATATAGTTGTTCCATTTCTATCTTTAACACAATAAGTAAATATCTTATAATTATCACGTGATACAACACTTAGCTCTTTAAATTGAGGAATATCTTGCATATATTGCTGCATATGTGATACTAGCATATCTTTATAATTATTTTTAATTCTTATTAATTCACTAAAATCTAAATAATTTTCTATTATATAAATTATCCATGATTCTACTATATAATATCCTGCTCCTGTTGATGGTAATACATTAATATGTTTTGGTAATATTACATCATCATCGCTTGTTTGAAAATCTAAATATAGAGCACCAATAAATGCTTCAAATATATCTTCCATTATTTTATAATTATTCCTTCCATTTGATTCTTCAACCTGTTTAGATATTATTGCAAACTTTGGAAATCCAATTTTATCTGATAAATTTCCTAACATTTTTCCATTAACTATCTTAGTTCTAATTTTAGATAAAAATCCCTCATTCTGATCAGGAAATCTATTATATAAATAATTAGCAACTATCATTCCTAGTAATGAATCTCCAAGAAATTCAAGTCTTTCATACGATATATCTTGTAAAGGTAAGCAATCGCGCGGGCAATTAATATTACTTTTATTAAAATCTATATTTTTCATAGTACAATAAGATTTATGAACAAATGCAACACGATATAAATTAATATTTTTAAATTTTAAATCTTTTAATCCATTATCATCAAATAATTTCCTTAGGTTTTCTTCATTCAATAGAATATTTTTATTATTATAAGGTAAATTTTCGCTTTCAATCTCCTTTGTTTTATTGTGAATATTGTCTATTCTCTTCATTATATACAAAAAAATAAGTTATATATATATATCATTTTTTCTTTATACATAAAAGATATATATATAAATATTAATAGTATATTTCTTTTAAATAGAATAACAATAATAAATGAGTTTTATTGGTAATGAAGGTATAGCACCGACAATACAACTCGATTCTGTTGGAATTGGTTTCCAAGTTGATGCAAATGGTAATGCTATTAACGTGGATGGTCTTGATTTAAACAGAAACGAGTATCTCGTAGTCGGTGAAAAAACGTATTATCCGGAAGAAGATAATCAAAAAAATACTAAATGGAATTTATTAGTTAATAGCGATGGTGTCGCAGTTAATACATCAAGAAATTTAAGTGCTAATTTTTTAAATTCTGATACTTCATTATTTGTAGACAAAAACATTTATTGTGCTGGTATTGTTAAAGCGGCAGGTTTAGAACTTAATGATATTATTTTAGATGGCGATCCATTGACAAGTAGTTTAATTAGAGATTTTATAATTAATGCCAATAATATTTCTGCTAATCAACCTTTCCAAGCAGGTTTAAATACTAGTTATAATGATGTTTATAATTACAATTATTATATAAAAAATGTTTTTACGCCTAATTTTATTACATTAGGTGGTCATGTTGATACATATAATAATACACACCCTCTTAATATCGTTTCAACTGCTAATAATAAATTTAATAGCATGCATGTCGCTATAAGAAATGATACAAATAATGAAGATGAACCTACTAAATTTGCTTTTGGTATTATTGGTGGTTCAAATATTTCACCAGCTATCATATCTACAACGCGAGGCACACCATTAGAATTTCATATTAGTAAATCTTCATCAAGTATCGAAGAATTATATGGCTCTAATGCTATACCATCATATGATAATAGCAATCAATATCCAGCATTAGCTATTGATGAAAATAATAATGTAGGTATTGGTATTAATAAAACAAATAACCGAGATTTTACAAGAAAAACGCTATATAACGGCGAAATAATAAATGAAGATATTATTGACGAAAATATAAAATTTCAAGTTAATGGCATTTCTTGTTTTGATGAAATATTAATGTATGATTATTACACAAAAAGTCATAAAGCACTTGATGATATTTATGTAAGAACTTCTGGTATTAGCGTTATAAATGCAACTCAAATATCAGAAGGTGATTTTTTAGGAAATTTATACAATTTTAATAATATTGGTGTAAATGACTTATTATCCACAAATAAATTACAAGTTAATACTGATATTAAGGTTGATAATAATATTCATACAGAATCATTAATTGTAAATAATGTAGCAAACTTTACTGGTGTAGTACAATTTGATAATGAAGTAAATTTCACTAATTCTGAAAGTATTAATATTAATAAATTAAAGGTTGCTGATGATATATATATTGGTAATCGTAAAATAATTCCTATTGATATTGATGACCCATCAACAGGCTATGGTACATATAGTAGAAGTGAAGATGGTAGTAATTACTTCTTTGTATATGTTCATAGTAATATCGCTACACTTGATGCAAATTGTAATATTAGTTTTCCGAGAAAATTAGCTGTTGGTTTAACAGAAACCAATGGTTTTGAAGGTGTGTTAAATATAATAAAAGATGATGTTACTACTAGCAATAATTTTGATATTACATTAAAAAATATAGTTGAAAGCAAAGAATATTATGCTAATATTGGTAGATTATCTAGATTAGATTTTAATGACAATAGTTTAATTTTAAATACAAATAAAGTTACAGGAAAAAGAAATAATATTTATTTTTATCCTGAAACTGATATGTCAGAATTAACTAGCAATTATTATTTACCAAATATTAAAAATGTCCCACCAACAATGTCTATGAATAAAGAAAGAGTAGGCATTAATAAATATGCAGCGCGCGTAGGATATGAATTAGATGTTGAAGGAAATGTTGCAGCACGTGATTATTATTTGACAGTGGGAAATGAAATGCATAGAACGCGAAATTTTATTTATCAATCTAAAAACTATTTTAATATTTATGATACAAAAACTGATAAATTTTGTATTAATTATAACAATTTAACATCACATGCGTCTACTATGAAAGGTTTAAATGTAAAACAAGGAATAAATTCTGATTATTATTATCAAAATGATAAAATAATTGAAACCTTGCAGATAGCAAATAACACTGATAGTTTTTATACAAATAAAAAGATATCTATTGGATGGCATGGTGAAAATGTTAATGCACCATTGCAAATTAGAAATTTAACAACAGATGATTATAACTATTCGGTTATAAGAATATATCGAGGTGTTAGGGGTGGTGGATTAAAAAATAATGCCGATTATAGTGGTATAGATATTTGCGAATATGATAGAAATCTTGGTGGTGATAGAAATTCTGAAAGATGGTTTATTTATAAAAATCACACTTTTAATGATATAGATTCGCGTAATGTATACCATATTGGTCCTTTACAAATAGGTTATATCGATAAAGATATAAAACCTAAAACATACGGCATGTCTTTTTATTATAATACTCTTAATTCCAATTATCATATTGATGTTAATAAAAGTACTGTTTCATATGAAGATAATAATTCTGCTATGTCAATTTATGGTGATTTAGATGTACATGGTAATATTAATATTATCGATAAATATGGTAGTAATTATAATTTTAGATTATCCAATTTAGAAAAATTAACAAAAATAACACAATATATAACAACAGAAACTTTAAATACCGATTTTGATGATATAAATGGATTATCTATTGCAAATAATGATATTAGATATACTGGTAATAACATAATTTATTCACCAAATAGAAGTGTTATTGTTGACTCAATTGAAAATAAAGCTATTTCAATGATTGTAAAACAAGAAAATTCTAATTTACCAGTTACCAAATTTATAACTTATTCAGATAATAATTTAGAATGTTCGTCGTGTTTTGAATTGGCTATATATAATTCTAATTTTTCTATTGCTGACGATGATTATGATAAAAAAAATAATATTAATAATTTAATTAAATTTAACTTATTAAGTGATAACGAAAAAAATGCTAGTTTTGATATGAGTTTTTTTCATAATAATTATTATAAATCTTTTTATAATTTTAAAAATAATATTGATGAAAGTGGTAATATTTTATGGTCATCAACACATATTGGTGTTGGTAATAATATTGTTAATAATAGTAATGTTGCTTTTCACATTGATGATAATAATAAATATGGTATTCAAATAACTAATAATAATTATGCTCCCGCTATTAATCTTTTATATACAGGTAGCACCTCTAATATTTATCATACTTTATCTGGTTCGAGTTTTGAAAACAATTATAGATTTAGTATTGGTGTTGCAAACAAAAGTACTTTTAATGAACCTGAAACTTCCAATGTATTTATAATTGACGCATTTGATGGTAATGATATTAGAAAAGGGGCACGTTTTGGTTTTAATGATGATATTTTAGCAGAATCTTTTGTTATAAAAACAGACTATGATACTTCCGCTATGGCTATTACAAGCAGATATACATCTGAGTATATTTTTGATAGTATTGTAGATATATCACCTGAAAATTTAATATTGACAACTTTATCATCAGATTGGAATAATAGTGACAAAGAATACATTGTGACATATAATTATTCTGTATCCGATTTCCCTGATTTTGATAATAATCTTAATTCTATTTCTGAGGTTGATAAAGTAAATCCAAATTTCATATTTAAATCATCTATATCTCTAAATAATAATATTACATATAAAACATTTCATTCAGATTTAGATATTACTTATAATGTATCAAATTTAAATGTTAATTTTATTAATTATGAACCCAGTATAATAAATTCTTTTATAAATAACGTTGATAATACTACTAATTGTAGTCTTACATTTAATACTAATTCATATACATGTAATATTGTTTTAAATCCTAATTTATCATTTGATAATAATACAATAATAGCAGAAGATTTAAAAAATAATATTATTGATATAAATAATACATTTATTACCAATTTGACATTAATAGATGATGTTACATCTAATTATAAATTTACATATAATTATAGAAATATTATATTATTACCTGAATATTTAAGTTGCAATATTACATATTTATCTGAATTCAATTCCAACATTTTGAATAATAGCAATATGCTCTATAATAATAATAAAATTTTTACAGATATATTACCTTTTGATAGTAATGAATTTTATTATGAATATATTAATTCTGAAATTGATACAAAATCACTAAATGATAATGGTATTTACACTAATATATTTTTACAAACAACAACATCAAATATAGTTAGAATTAACTCTAACATAGATTTAACGGGAACATTTTTTGTTGAACGTGATAATACTTTTTTATATAAAACATCAAATATTTTACCAGATGCACTTATGAATTCAGTAAGTACTGATAATCGTTTAGAATATTCATATAATATTAATATTGAAAATGGTAGTTCCAATTTATATATTTTATCTAGTAATTTTGTTGTCAACAACAATATTAATAATATTTCTAGAGATTTGATTTTATTAAAAATAAATAGTAATTATTTAATTGAAGATAATTTTGAAATTTATGGTTATAATTTTACAAATAAAATATATTTTGAGGAATACTTCAATAAATTATCAGATACTCAAAGTGATGATTATATTATTAGAATTAAAAATTATAATTACAAAAATTTTAAACCACACATTACACTTGCAAATGATGTTAATGGTTTAAATAAAATAGCAGGTCATGAAATATATAGTTATGATGGAGTTTTAGAAATTAAGTATATTGATAGTAGTGAAAATGATAGTTGGGTACCTCTTAAAATTGATGCCGATGGTAATACATTTATAAAAGGTGGTCTTGAAATGAGTGGTGATATTAAATTTGATGGAAAAATTTATGATGCAAATGGCAATGATTTAATTGAAATACTTAATAAAAATTATTATAAGGAATATGAAATTAATTCAAGTAATATTCATTTTAATTCATATGGTTCTAATGGTGTAGAAATACATGCATATTCAAGTAGTAATTATGATGACTTTAAATTTTTCTACGCACAAGATTTCTTAGATGAAGACATTGTAAATAATGTTATGATATTACATAAGATTTTTGATGAAGAAGCACAATATAAACTTGATGTATTTGGTGATATTAGAGCTTATAATAATATATATAGTGATAAAAAAATTGGTATAAAAATTGAAAATCCGTATGTTGCAATGGATATTAATACAACTGATAGTATTAAAATACCAAAAGGTACTAGCGCAGAACGTCCAGTATCAGGCGAAGAAGAAGATATTGATTTGAATATTCATAAGGGGTATATTCGTTATAATATTGAACTAGATCAATTTGAAGGTTTCGGTGCTGGTAATAAATGGGGATCTCTTGGAGGTATTAAAGATGTTGATGGAGATACTTATATTAGTGCTGAAAACAGTGCTGGTGATGATAATGATGAACTTAAATTTTTTACAAAAGACATTGAAAGAATGGTAATTACCAGTAATGGTTTAATAGGTATAGGAACAACAAATCCAGATTACACTGTTGATATTTTTGGAACAAGTAAAATATCTGATAATTTATATATTAATAATAAAATTGGAATAAATACAGAAACACCTTATGTTTCTATTCATGTTAATACAACGGATAGTATTAAAATACCAAAAGGTACTACTGCACAAAGACCTGTTGATAATCACGAAACAGATATAACTCATAAAGGTTATATAAGATATAATACTGAATTAGATCAATTTGAAGGTTTTGGTGCTGGTAATACATGGGGTTCTCTTGGTGGTATTAAAGATGTCGATGGTGATACTTATATAAGTGCTGAAAATAATGCTGGTGATGATAATGATGAACTTAAATTTTTTACAAAAGACATTGAAAGAATGGTAATTACCAGCAATGGTTTAATTGGCATTGGTACAACATCACCTTATAAAAATTTAACAATATATAGTGAAAATGCTACACTTTCAATACAAGATCCTAGAAATAATATTAATGCTGTATCATCAATTGAACTGGTAAATGGTTCAAACAATAATTTTGATAATAATGAAGAAAATTATGGATGGAAAATATCAAATAGCAATGAACTATTTTCTATTTCAAGTGGTAGCAATAATATTGTAAATGATAGATTTATTGTTGATGGAAAAACAGGTAATATAGGTATAGGAATTAAACCACATATATATGATGCTTTATTAGATGAAGATGAATTTAAATTTAATATATCAGGAGCTTTGAATGTTAATGGTGATATATATAAGGATGGTACATTATTCTTTGGTGGTGGTAATGGAGGTGGTGCTGGTATTATTTCCCAAAATATGTCAGTTCAAACAATAACAAAAAATTATACAGAAACGCGTATTATGAGTGAAAATGTTGTAAATGTAGTTCCTGATGATGGTTGGCTATTTATAGATAATAATTTAGATACAGGTTTTGTTATTAAAATTAAACCATCACATAGAAAATCTAAAATTTTATTAAATTTATCATGTCATATAGGTTTTGATAGTTCTCTTGATTCAAGATGGTGGGGTCTTAAATTATATAGAATGATAGAAGGTGGAAATTGGACAGAAGTTAAATCTGCAAATGGTAACTACAATAGTGAAACTAATGATAATGGTGACTTGGCAAATGTAGGTGGTTCTACTGCTTGTTGGATTTCACATAATTTAGGTGCTAATTTATCATCTTATGAAAATTTTGTTGCCAACATCTCAGGAAGTTTCTGTGATAGTCCCGATTCACGTGTTAATGTATATTATACTGTAAAATGGAAATCAAGATTAGGTGATACTAATGATTTATCTGGTGATGGTGACTTATATTTAAATAGACCTGCTAAATATAATGGTGCTAATACCCCTGTTTTATCATCATCTTGGGCAGCACACGAAATATGGCAACTTGGAACTCCTTATATTCCAAGCGAAGGATCAAATATTATTACATTATATAATCAAGAACGTGTTGGTATTGGTAATACAGAACCTACATATGAATTGGATTTAAGTGGTAATTTTAGATCTGATAGTAATATATTCGTAGATGGTAAAATTGGTATAAATACATATTTACCTGCATTTACTATTGATATGAATACTGATGATGGTATTAAAATACCTGCTGGTCATACAAGTAATCGACCAAGTGATGATATTTTAACAAATGGCGTTATACGTTATAATACAGAAACAGATCATTTTGAAGGTTATGGAGCAGGTGCTTGGGGTTCACTTGGAGGAGTTATTGATATTGATCAAGATACTTATATAAAAGCTGAAAAAGAAGTAAATGCTGACAATGACGAGTTACAATTTGTAACAGATGGTACAGAGAGAATGATAATTAAAAAAGATGGTAAAATTGGAATTAATACATATTTACCTATTTTTTCATTAGATTTGCATACAACTGATGGTATTAAAATACCTACGGGTAATACTAATCAACGTCCCGATAGTAATATTATAACTAAGGGTGTTATACGTTATAACAATGAAATTGATCAATTTGAAGGTTATGGTGCGGGAGATATCTGGGGTTCTCTTGGTGGAGTTAAAGATGTTAATGGTAATACATATATTAGTGCAGAGAATAATCCTGGTGATGATAATGATGAAATTAAATTTTTTACAAAAGATATTGAAAGAATGGTTATTACTAGTAATGGTGATTTAGGTATTGGTACAACATCACCCAATTATAAAATAGATGTCGATGGTGAAATTAATGCTAGAGATATTATTATTAATGGAACACCACTTAGATTAGAAATTCCATCAGGAATGACATTGCAAACTAAACATTTAACATATACTAATACATGCACAAAGAGCGACACAGAAACAGATTGGGTACCCGTTGATAATAATATAACATCTGGTTTTGTAATTAAAGTGAAACCTACACATACAAGTTCTAAGATATTACTTAATTTGATATGTCACATCGGTATGGATTATTTACAAGATTCTAGATGGTGGGGATTAAAATTATATAGAAAAATAGGTGATGGTAATTGGACAGAAGTATCTGGTGCAAATGGAACAAGTGATTATAATGGTACAGCTTGTTGGATATCTCACAAT